GACGATGCGACGGCAGTTCGGGATTGACGGCAGGCGTGCCCTTGGCGGCAAGCAGGCCCTCCGGCGAACGCCAGCCGCCCTGAAATGCTTTGAGCCCCTGATCGTAATTGTCGAAGCCGTTGCGCAGCCACCACATGCGCTTCTGTATGAAGCTCATGCCTTCCTTGTCCAACTGTGCGTTGATGAACTGGGCCTTGTCCATGTTGGAGCTGATGTAATCCATGGCATCGGTTGCGGCAGGCGCGATGCCCGAGCCGATCGACCGTTTCATGCGCTCCCAGGACGCGCCCATGCGGTCAATCTTGGACTGGTTGTCGTCGAGGATTTTGCCCAGATCACGCAAGGTCGACCCGTCGACATTGTCGAGGTCGGCGACGAATTGGTGGAAGGCGTCCTTGCCCTGAACGAGCGCGCGCATACCCTTTTGCACCTGGAGATCGGTGAAAAGACGCGGGATCTTCGAAAGGTCGCCCTTGGTCGCCTTCTCGGTCAACTCGATCATCACATCGAGCAGGTCCTTGCCCTCCTTGCGGGCCTTGGCCAGTTCCTCGGGCAGGTTGATATGGAACTTGGCGAAGTTCTTGACCGTCTCCTGGCTCTCCATCTTCTGCAAGACATTCTGGAGGTCGGTGGCGGCCTCGGATGCGTCGCCTTCGCGGATGCGGATGGTCTGCAACGCCGATGCCAGCCGGCCAAGTCCCTTCTCGCCTTTGTAGCCAAGCGCGGCGAAGGCGGGCGCCAAGCTCGGGATATACTGCGCCATATCCTTCAGTTCGAACTTGCCCTGCTTGCCCGAGGTGACAAGGATGTCGAAGGCGCGCTGCATCTGGCCTCCGGCAATGCCAAAGTTCGTGCCGATGGAATCGGCCGTCGTGGCGATGTCGGTTATCTCGGCTCCGGCAGCCTGCGCAGTCGCCGTCACCGCCGGCAGGAACGACAATGCGTCGTCAAGGTTGCGACCGGCAGCAACAAGCGTTTCCAAGCCGTCGGTGACGCTGTCCTGCGTCGTCGAGTAATCGAGCGCCGCACGGTCGACGGTGCGGAACATTTCAGACATGGTGTCCTTGCCGGCATCGGCGTTGATCGCGATGCGGTTCAGGCGGCGTTCGGCACTGGCAAAATTCGTGACCAGCGCCCCTGCCCCGCGCACGATCTGATAGCCGATGACGCCGCGCATCGCATTCATGGCAAGCGCCGATGTCCGCGCCATCATGGATTGCGTCCTGTTGAACGCCAGCGCCTTCTGGTTCACCTGGTTGAGTTTGCCTGACAACAGGCCGAAGGCTCCCATCGGGCCGAGCTTCGCCGACAGGCGCAGGATTGCCTCGATCGTGCGGTTGCTCATGATTTGGGCCTGCGTTTCAGGAATTCGATGCCGCGATGATGCAGCATACTGATCTCGGAGAAGGTCAGCGGCAGCACCACATTCGGCTGCCAGCCGAAATGGAACATCAGGTCATCGGCCTGGATGCCGACAATATCGCCTACCCGGCAGCCGGCGGCGCGGTACGGATAAAAAAATCAAGCACGCCTTCCCTGACCAGCCTGGCATCGGCGAGGCCAAGGACGCCCAATTTTTCGACGCCTGGCGCCGTCACGCAACGCTTGACATAAGCGGCGACCGTGGCGGTGTTCTCGATGACGACATTCTGCCCGGCCGCCTTCTGCATCTCATAGGGTTCGCCTAGCGCCAGCAGATCCTCGAAGCCGGGTTCGCGCACGGTGACGCTCTTGAAGACCTCGCCATGCGCCTCGTACTGCCTCGAAAGCGGAATGATCTTTTCAGCCATCGTCAGATCTTCTTGTAGGCGCGCGCGATGCCGGCGACGCCGGAAACCTCGCCTGTTGCGCGATTGATGGAGGGCCGCCCGGTGAACGCGGCTTCCGTCCACAGATGCTGCGCGCCGTTGAAAGACTCGTTCAGCGTGACATTGAAGCCGGATGCCCGCATGAGCCGATTCCAGTCGTCGGCCGGCATATCTTCGAAGGTCAGCTCGAAGCCGTAGCCGGTCGGCTCAGCCGTCCGGTAGACCGATCCGTCCTGGTTGGCTGCGCCGGTAAAATTGAGGTTCGACGACATTACCGTCGCCGCCCCACGCACCACGATGCGATCGCCCGTCGACAGGGCAAACGTCATCTCTCCACCAAAATTCTGCATCGGAGTTCCCTTTCAATTGGATCATTGGACTGGCGCTGCAGCCTGAGAACCCGCAGCCTCAAAGCCAGGTAGCCTTTAAATTCGAGCGGCTATTTTCAAATCTTCTCAATCAATTGAGTAGATGGTGGGCAATCTTCGCCAAAGGGGCAGCTATTAATGACCCGTGGGACTATTGCCATCTGGGCCGCTCTTCTTCTTGCCATCTGGTTCGCTGGGCCGCGTTTGCTTGGCTTCAGAAGCTGGGAGTGGCATCAAAAGCTCGTACTTGAAGTTCACACGCCGCATGGTGTCATATCAGGAGGAAGCACGATTGCGGCCGGCGTCAGCCTTAATCCCAAATGGATCCCCATTACGGCAGGCAGGGGGCACGGCTGGATCAAGGGAGAATCGTCCTTCGTGGAAGTTTCGCCCGGCAAGTACCTCTTTGCCGTCCTCCGCGAACAAGATGAAACCGATCGTGCGGTCCACACCTTTAACTCTAAAATTGAGGCCATCAACGGCACGACCGCTCAGATTTTCGGTCGGCTGGAGACGATCCGCCTTACGGGCATCGTGCCGCGTGGTGAGTACCCACAACTTGTAACCTTCGATGATCTATCAGACCCAAAGTCCGTGAAGGAGGTCGATCCCGACAACCTCGGGGCGACGTTTGGCTCCGGTGTATCGCTTATGCGCATGACATTGCAGATCACCAACGAACGAGTAACGGTCGGTCCGATTGAGAAGATTTTAAAGTGGCTACCTGACCACTACGCCGTTCACTTCGACGGGGGCCGCTACGAAACAGTGGCCGCCTCGAATCGCCTAGCCAATTCGCTGACTTCCGGAGCGTTCAAGGTCCCCTGATATGTCTCGCGGCGAACGCATCAGCGACGACAGACCTCACAAGTCGCGATACTGGCTGTAGAGCCGAGCATTGGCGGCGATCACGTCGAGGGCGTTGACGCGGTCGATCGGCGCCATGATGTCGACGCGGTTGGCATTCTGGGTGTTGCGCTGCACGATCAGGCGGTCGGCAAAGCCGCGCGCGTTCTCCAAAACGCCCTGAAGCTCCAGTGTGTCGGCGGCATGGACAAGCGTCGCCTTGATCGACTTCGGCGTCGACAGCGAGCCGAGGCCGCCGGGGTTTTCGTCCGCAAGCGCTTTCTGGCCGTGCTCATAGGACAGCTGCGCCCGGAAGAAACGCAGGATGGCGACCAGCTGGCCGATGGCCTGGATATCGCGAAAAGTCTCGTCGGGCTGGGCGTTGGCATCCTTCTGATAGGTGGTGATGATCTTGTCGATCGCCACGCGGCCATCCGAGGTGATCAGAAAGCTCGAAATGCCGGAGCGCAGCAGCGTGTTGCGGCCGGCATAGGTCGGCACGGTCGAGCGGTTGCGCTGCCCCTTGACGCCCTCGACCACCAGGCCGGTCTGGTTGCGCGAGACGTTGCCGGTAACGCCATCGGACAGCCAGGGCACGACACGGGCGACGAGGCCTGTTGCCCACAGCCAGGCCGGCGTGGCGTTTCCGGCCGAAGCAACGCGCGGCAGGATGGTCAGGTGACGATCATTGAGCGACAGGCCGAGCGTGGTGAGCGCGGAGGTCGTGCCGGTCGAGGTGCTGAAGACGTGGCCATAGACCTGGCGGCTGTAAGCCCAGCGCCCGGACGTATCGTTGAGCAGCGCGGCATAGCGCCCGATGTTGGTCGCGTCGGCAAAAGGCGACACGATCCAGTCATAGGGATCGTCGCCAAGCGATGCCAGCGCGCTGGACAGGTCGGGATCGCCAGTCGGCACCACGGTGTTGGTGAGCGTCAGCACCGCGCCGGCAAAGGCATTGGCGTTGACCGTGGTCGGAACGAAGAAATCGAGATCGGAGAAGATCGCACCCAAATGCCGCGCGGTGACGGTCACGGTGTCCGTCACGACGGTGGCGGTGACCGGCAGGGACGCGCCGGTCAGGCTGTTGAAATAGCCGTTGATGGCGGCGGCGAGTGCCGCCGCAACGGTGTTGGCGCTGTCGCCGGCCGCGATCTGGACCTGCACGGGTTCCCCAGCGATCTCGATGACGCCAGCGCCGCCGCCGGCCGGAGCCGAATTGACCTTGATGGTGTCGACGCGCGCCGTGCCAGTCGCCGCGGCCGAAACAATCCACGTTTCCTGCACCGGAGCGTTGAGGAAGGCGACGCGGGCCATTTCGGCCAGCATCGAGCCGGCGCCAGCCAGCGCTACCGCTTCCTGTGCCGAGCCGATTGCCTGCGGAGTGTTGTCGGGGATCGCCGCGCCGGTATTCTTGTGCCCGACCAGCAGCAGCCGCGACGCCGACTGATAGCTGCCGCCGCTGGTGACTTCGAAGGCGAAGAGCGGCGCGACGAGGCCGGCGCCGGGGATGTTGTTGAACTGGATGCCCATCAGATTTTCTCCTTGCGCTTGGCCGGAGCCGGACCGGCATTGGCCTTGTTGTCTTCATCGACGATCAGCGAGCCGTCATTGACCAGCTGCATCCACACCGGATCCTCGCGGTCGATGGTCTGGCCCTCGGCCGGGAAATCGGTGGCCGGGCGGATGGGGTGCGGCATCCGGTGGGTTTCGTCCGCGAGCCGCGCAAAAACGAGTTTGGGCATGATCAATCTCCGATGTCGGCGAAGGGCGGTGACACATCAGCGGCAGGGCCTGCCTGACCGGACACGCCGTTGACTTTGGTTTCGAAGGCAAAGGTCTCGAGTACCGGCAGCGGGTCGGCAGAACCGAACTGCGAAGCCATGCTGATGAGTGTCGCCTTCGCGTAGGAATCGTCCGGCAGCATGGCCGCTATCTGCGCCGCGGGCTGCGGCAGACCGCCGGCCGTGAAGTCGTCATCCGGTATCAGGCAATCGAACAGCATCGTTGTCCGCTGCCAGCGCAGGCCGAGTTCCGGTACGGCAAAACCTTCTTCGTCGATGCTCTCGACGGCGATGACCGCCTTGCGAAAGATCACACCGGTCGGGCCAACGGTCAGGGCGAATCGTACCTGGGCGCACAGCGCCGCGAGCACGATCCGCGCCTTGGGGTCCGACCCCGCCATGGCATCCACAAAGGGGCCGTCTTCATCTTTCGAGGCGACGGCCAGTTCCGCGACCACCTCGAGGATGGTGCGGCCGTTGCGGGACACACTTCCCTGCCCGGCGCCGCGGCGAGGCGATTCCGAGCGGCGGGTGAAGAGCGACAGGACCGGCGTGTATTCCTTGCCGGGGGCGAGGATATCGAGCGACGGCCGGCGGCTGTCGAAAACACGCTCGCGAGCGAGCGTCGGGAAGGCAGTGGCGCCGGTCGGCGAAAGGCTCTCGACCGCAGCCAGGCGGGTCGTCTCGGCGGCGATTGTCACAGGGCGACCTTTGTCCGGTTGACGAAGATGGCCTTGCGGCGGCCGCCATCGTCGGGGATGGCAGCGACGACATAGCGGGCGTCGCCCAGGCCGATGATGTCGTCGACCCTGATCGGGTGCGGCCAGTCCGTGGACAGAGCGGTGATGACGGCCTCATGGCTCGGCATTTCGCGAACACGGTCACGGTCGGTCATCAAAGTCGGCGGGTGCGAAAAGCCTGGCACAAGAGCAGCCGGACCAAAATGAATGGAGCCCGCGAAATCGAAGCCGGGGCGATCGGGATCGCTGACGCGGTTCGAATTGACGCTTTGGCCCTTGGCGGTCGGGAAGACATGGAAGACCTTTTTGTCGAAGGTGTCCGCGATCGAGCCCTCGAGGACGGTCAACGCGCTTTCCCAATCGACCATGGTCCGCTTCCTTCAAGGCACAGCCGCCGGAGAACCCGGCGGCTGGAGGTTCAGCAGGGATGCTTACGTCAGGTATTGCGGGCGCCCATCAGCGCGCCGGGCCGGGTGCAGAGCTGGAGCGCGTTCATCTGCAGCTCGCCATTGATGCCCTTGTCGTTCGGCATCGGGAACTGCTTGGCATAGAGGCGCTCGCCCATCGTGTTGACGGTCTCGATGTAATCGGCCGGTGCAAAATACGTCTTGAACAGGTTCGCTACGCCGACCGGGAAGAACCGTGCCTTCGTGGCGGCGATACCGACACCCTCGCCATCGATCTCGCCGTAGTTTTCCCAGACGATGTCACCGAACTCGAAGATCGGGTTGGACGACCGGTTCTTGCCGACGAAAGAGTCACGCAGGATCTGGGCGTCAGTCCACCCCTTGTAGGTGTCGCGGACTTCCTTGTGGGACAGCAGCTGATCGAAGAAAGTGTCGCCGACGAAAGCGTGCACGGATGCAAAGGGCACGCCGCCAAGTGCCTTCTTCTCCGCCCGGATGACCTTGGTGCAGGCAAGTCGGAGGGCACCCTCGGCAGGATTAGCATTGTCGAGGTCGAAATCGACTTCGGCGACCTGGTTGATGCCGAACTCGGTGAACAGATTAAGGGTCGTGCCATCGGCATAGGTGATGATGCCGGTGACCGCGCCCAGGCGGGCATGTTCTTCGGTCAAGTCGAAATCGGACATGTTGGCCGAGATCACGTCGCCGACCACCTGCTGCACCGTTGCAAGCTGGTCCGAAGTGCCCTTGGCGCGGACGCCCTGCACCTGGTCTGCATAGACGGCCCAGTCACGCTGGAAGTGCGGTACCTGGAAGTTTGTCATCTTGCGCTTGGGCATGTCGCGCGTTTCGCCAGGCCCGCCGCGGGGCGACGGCTTGACCAGCTGCAGGATGTCGCCGACGCGTTCGATGGCGATCGAAGTCGTGTTGACCGGGTTTGTCGAAAACAGCCCCATCTCGCCGATGCGGCCGGGCCGGTATTTCAGGTCGTTGACGAAATCGGTCAGCGAGGTGCAGCTGAACGCATCGTTTTTGAAGATGTCGAGAATGTTGTCCATTTTCGGTTTCCTTGGAAAGCCCGCCTTGGCGGGAGCGATTGATGGCGCGGGCGTGCCGCGGGCTCGGTCGGTGGCCGGCGGTTACCCGCCGCGCCGTCAGTTGCGGATGATGATGCCGCGCGCCTGAAGCGCCTGGGCGGCATCGGCTTTCTGCGCAGCGGTGATCCCGGCCGGCCATTCGATCTGGTGGCCGTTGACCTCCGCATCGCGGGCGATGATCGCGATGGCGGCGGTCGCGTCTGCCGGCGTGGTGACGCCGTAGATCGCGATGGCAGCAGCCACTTCCGATCCATCGGTGCCGGCCGGGTTGAGGGCGATATACTGGAAGTCCTCGGCGTCAGCCTCGACGGTGACAGTGAAACGGTCGCCGGCGACGAAGTCGGTGGCGTCGGCGATCGTGAACTTGATCTCCTTGTTGAACGCCTGGCCGACGGTCGCCTTGCCGATCGACTTGCCCGAGGGATCGAAAACCTCGAACGTGCCGCCATTGGCCGCCGGCTCGGTGCAGGTGATGACGTAAACGCCATCCTTGACCCTTGAGGACACGGCAGGGTTGGCCAGCGTCAGCGCACCCGAACCAGCCGTGTTGCCGGCGTCCGCCGCGGCAGTGGCGACAACGCCCGCAACGACAGCGATCTTGGCAAGCACGGTGCCCGCGAGGAGCGTCTGCGAAAAGGCGATGGTGGCGTTCTCACGCGAGCGATGGAAGTTCGCCTCGCTGAGCAGGAACTCGCCGGCGTGCCGGCCTTCGGTAAAAGTCGTCATGGCTTCAGCCTTTCAACGAATGGAGGGATGGCTGCGCGACTGGCTGATCAGCCGTTGCGCCTGTTGATGCTTTCGGCCGCCTTCTTCCAGCCAGCCGATGCCGCGGCGCCTTCGGTCCTGGCCGCGCCCGGCTGAGCGAGGCCGGCAACGGCAAGTCGAGACTTCTCGTATTCCGTCGCATCAGTGCCGGCCGCCGGCTTCGAGGCGGCGACATTTGCGACGACGAAGGCAGCGACATCCTCGCCGGACATCGCCGGCGACTTGGCCGCGAGGTCGAGCGCGGCCGACATGCGGCCGGCGTCACCCTTGACGCCTTCGGCGCCGAGCGCTGCGGTCAGCCGCGTGTTGGCCGCGGCAAAGCCGACGCCATGGCCTTTGGTTTCAGCCGCTGCAACGGCCGCATCGTGGTCTGCCTGTGAAATGCCCGCCGGGGCGGGCGCCTGATTTCCGGACATTCCGGTCTCCTTTGCCCGCGGGGGGCGGTTGGTTTCAGTTGAGGCTTGCGCCTCGGTTTCTTCCCCGTCTTCAGGGGAAAGCTCATCCGCGACCGCGAGCGTTGCTGCGCGGACTGCGGCCAACATGCTGGTCATGGCTCAGGCCTTTCCGTTGATGTCTTTGATGAAGGCGGCGAATGCCTCCTGGCCATCGCCGATGGCATCGGCGAGGCCACGATCGACCGCCTCGGCGGCGGAATAGGCTTCGGCCTCGGTTTTCAGCGCGGCCGTTTTCGACAGGCGCTTGCCGCGCCCCTGGGCAACGACACCGGCGAAGCGGTCGCGCATCTGGTCGACCTGCGCCTGCCACTTCTCCTGCACGCCATCGGCAAGCGGCTGATAGGGATTGCCGTCGACCTTGTGCTTTCCGGCATGAATGAAGGTGACCTTGATGCCTTCCTGTTCCAGATTCCCGCTGAAGTCGGCATGCATCATGACGACGCCGATCGACCCGGCGCCGCCGAACTCCGGCATGATGATCTGCCGCGCCTGGCTGGCCAGCAGATAGCCAGCCGAATAGGCATAGTCGGTTAGGATCGCGATCGTCGGCTTGGCCTTGGAGAGCGAGCGAAACGCGGCGGCGGCTTCGAAGGCGCCGTTCACCTGCCCGCCGAACGAATCGATCTCGACCACGGCGCCCTTGACAGCCGTGCTGCGCTCAGCCCGGACGAACTGCGTAATCAGGCCCTGATACGACGTCTCGCCGGAATTCGACCCAACCCACGCACCTTTCTGGACAAGCGTGCCCTCGACCGGGATGACGGCCACATTGTCGACCACCTCGAACGGTGCGATGCCGCGCTGGTCAAAGCGCCGGCCCATGCTATCGCCCAGTACGCCGGCCGACGGGCGGCCATTGGCAAAGGCGACATGATCGACGGCGCCGGGGGCGTTGACGATGGTGATCGGCAGGCCGGTGAGGCGTGGCCCGAGCATTTGCAGCAAAGTCTGCGCCTTGCCGGGATGATAAAGATGGGGGCGGTCGAACAAGGCGCCGCAGACGCGCTCGAAAGCTAGCGACATGAACCGCTTCCCCCTACGAAGCGCATACGCTTGGCGAAGCGCGAACGATGGCCGCTGGTCTTTGCCGAGCAGGCCCCGGCGAGGCGCATCAGCTCGGAATCGAGAGCCGCCATGCTTGCCACCGAAACCCGGATACGCTGGTGCGTGACGGGCGAGCGAACCTCGGTCTCCTCGACGCGCTCACCGGCGAGCAGCTTCAGCTTCGCTGCATAGAGCGCCTGATAGAGCGCGCAGGGATCCTCGGCGTCGACCTCGACGCCGGCAATCTTGACCGGGTTGGCCATCAAGCATCTTCCTTCTTGCGCGCTGGCTTGCCGGCCGGGATAAGATCGTCCTTCGGCGCGCCTGCCCCCGGATTGCGATCGAACGGGGACGGCATGCCTTCCGCGAGATAGCGCTTGTGCCAAAAGAGCCTGCGCTCGAAGACTTCCTCCGCGTCGACACCGATCTCGGCGCATTCCATATCCGGCGTCGACGTGCCGTTGAGCAGTCGCTCGGTCGCCGCCTTGGCGCTCTTCTGGTCGTCGGCGGTGGCCTTGGCCGGTCCTTGCCAGGTGGCCCAGAGGACCTTGTCCCTGTTCGCCGCGAAAGCCTCGTAGCCGCCCTTGAAAGGGATGCGCCCCGTGCCGATCAGCTCATCGACACGATGCTCGTAAGCGATCTGGCAGATCGGCGAGGCGATGCGGTCGCGCCGGCGGGTGACCACCGGATGCAGGGAAGCGCCCTCCATGCGCGTCGACGAATATGTCGCGCCCTCGTAATTCATGGTGTAGCTGGCGACGCTGATGCCGATGGCGCGAGCCATACCCCGCTGCAGCTCGTTGGACACCGGCAGGAACTGCGGGCCGGGAATGCCTGTCGACATCAGGTCCAGCTTTTCACCCGGGGCCAGGTGAGAGATCTTCGGATCGCTGCCGACCGAGATCTCGCTTCCCGCCGCCTTGTCCATGACGGCGAGAAAATAATCGCGGTACTGCGCGCGCAGCTCTTTGTCGCCAGCCCCCTCGCCCAGGGCTTCCAGTGCCTCGAAGGCCTCGGCCGTTGGTTTCTCGCTGGTCAGCGTCTGGGCGAAGACGGTCTGCAGGATGCTCGCCTGAATCGTCGTGTCGACGAGGACTTCCCACTGAAGGTAATCGCGGAACGCCGCCACCAGCCGCGAAATGCCGCGCACATCATTGCTGTCCATCGGGTCGAAGACATGGGCGACCATCTGCCGGCCCTGTGCGTCATAGGCGAGATGATCGCGCTTGACCTGAATGCCGGTCTCCTTCTCGCAGAGACGATAGGCGACCGGCCGGCCATTCTCGTCGTGGACAACGCCCTGATACAGCCCCTCCATCTCGTTGGTATCCTGCACCAGGGCCGTCGGCGTGGTCAGGCACATTTTGGTGCCGGACGCGATGCCGTAGCGGCGCCGCTCGGCGATGGGCATATAGTCCATCAGCGCCAGCGCCTCGCCGTACACAACATCATGGCGCAGCGCGATGTCGACCATCTGCGGGGCGGTGAACTTGCCCTTGAGATCGCATTCGCGGGCATTCCAAGCCCAGTGCTTCCACTCGGTCTTCAGAAGCTTGATGAAGTCGTCGGTTTCCTTGCGATCGTAGCCCAGGCCGGACAGATCGGGCATCGGGTTGAGGAGCAGCTCGACCCCGACCGTGTCGGCGATGACCTGATCCACCGCGCCGCGCAGACGGCCCGAATTCTGGATGATGTCCATGGCAAGACCGGCCGCACGCCGCCAGGCGATGCGCACCTCGTCGCGATGGTCGCGCATGCCGCCACCACGTGTCGACAGGATCCTTGATCGCGTGTCGCGCAGATAGGAGGCCTGCGGCGCTGGCCGGCTCGGCGCAATCGCAGAGCCGGCCTTCACCCGGACGCGAGGCTTGTCGGTCATTACCGCTTCTTCCACTTCTGTTGACGGGCCTTCGACGCCTCGTCTGACGGTCTTTCCGCCGGCGCAGGTGGGGCCGTTGTGGCTGACGCTGCTCTCAGCGCATCAAGCAAATCCGGTTCCGAAGTCGGTCGGAGCAGCTTGCGCAGGTCCGCCCAATCGTCTGCTCTCTTGGTCGATAGGCCGAGCATCTCGGCCATGGCCATGGCGTAAACCTGCGCGTCCAGGCAGTGGTTTTCCCGCCGCAGGCGCTTCCATTCCTCCTGGAATTTCCCGCGCACCACCTCAGCGACGAAGGCTTCGGCCGTGAGCTGGAGGAAATATTCCTTCGGCAGGAATTCGCCGAAGTGCACATAGCCTGGCGGATCAAATGGCTCGCCGGAGCGCAGCCCCAGCTTGTGAAGATTGGCGAAAAGCTCCGCCTTCAAGCCCCATGTGCCAACCGGCCACAACATGGCGCTACCGAAGCGCTTGCGTTTGCCGCGCTTGGTGACCGACTTCTTCGCCGGCACGCTGATGGCCGGAACGCCGCGCCCGCCGACACCCTTGACGGCGTAGGCGTTGGCGCGGCGGCGACACCATTCCAGCACCTGGTTGGTTCGGCCCCCGTCGCCGCCGTCAACCGCGAGCGCCTCGATCCGCCGCATATTGCCGAATGCGTCTTCGAGCGGCTTGGCAAAGAACGCGTCGAGCTGCGTCCACGCGCCATCGGCGGCGTTATCGGTTGCGCCCTCGAAGAACCGAACGCCCAGCACCCAGCTCTGCCGATCTTCGCCGAAGGCAATGACAAGCGCCCAGATTCCGTTGTGCTGGACGTCGGCACCCGCGACGACGATCAGCCCGTCCGCAGGGATCCTCATTTCCGCGAAGGGCTCGCGGCGCTCCATGAGTCGTTCGAATTCCGGCGCGTTGCCCTTCACCTTGGCGGGCAAGCCCAGCACCAGGTTGAAGATGCCCTTTTCTCCGAGACCGCCGGCCTTCGTGTGGTTGAGCACGTCCTCGGCGATCGCTTCGTAGCTCATCATGAGCGAATCGAAGGCATCGACGTGGAAGCCGGGGTGCCGGTCCGGCCCTTCGGCGGTGGCGACATAGCGCCCGGCCCTTACACCGACGACGCGTTCCGCTTCGCTGACGATGTGACCGCAATCGTGGCAGACATAGAAGCTCTTGTGCGGATGCAGCCTGTCTAGATGGAAGCCCTCATAGACCTGCTTGAACCAGTGCCCGCACTCGACGCAGGCGATATTCCAGAAGCGCTGGTCGGACCGCCGGAAGGATCGGTCGATCCGGCAATGACCTGGCGCGTCGCCAAGCTCGTCGCCAGTGTCGATTTCGGGCGTCGAGAGCTCGAATATCTTGAACGACTTTGTGCGCCGGAACGCGGTGAAGCGGCCGAAGAACAGCGTTTCGGGATCGTCGCCATTGATGTGGGTCTGCCATTTGGAGACCTCGTCCTTGACGCCGTATCGTGTCGTTTTGCCCGACAGGTCCGTCGCCACGTTGGCGTTGGCCAGCATCAGCGAGCCGCCCGCGAAGCGTTTCTCATACATGGTCGAGCCGGCGCCTGAACGATCGACAGCCGGGAAAATCACCCGCTTGCCGGTCTCGGTCTGCCAGGCCTCGATCGTCGGCTGCAGCTTCTGGCTGTTCATGTCGCGCAGGAAATCGATCGACGGCAGGCCGTAGATCGTATTGTCCGGCGCGGTGTCGGCGATATAGAGCGACCAGGCCAGCGCCAGGATCGTCACGCCGGTCTGCTGCGACTTGCGCACCGTAACCAGGTTGCACTGGTGTTCGATGCTCAGGCAGTCGGCGATGTCGCCAAGGTAGGGCGCATCATCAAGCGCCCAGAGTTCCCCTTTCTTCGGGCCGTCGATCAGGACGATGTTCTTCGGCAGCCAGTCGCGGAAGCGCGCCGGCGGGCGTGGTCTGATGGCATCGGCCAGGGCCATGCCGGCGAGGCGCAGCGCGCCTGGATGGCCGGCGTCAACATGGATGCTCAAAGCTCGTCATCCTCGAGCACTTCGTCGAGTTCGGCGGCATGCTCGACGATGGCGCGCAGCTTGTCGGCGATCTCGGTGTTCAGGTCGAAGGCTATGTTCCGCAGCAGGACGCGCAGCCCGTGCGATCCCTCTCGCGAAACGGCCAGTGCCATATCGTCGGCCTTGTTCTGGAGACGTGCGATGCTCGACTGGATCTCGCGCCCGCAAACAGTCAGGGCTTCGCGCATGCGGTCAGCGCGAACCAGCTGGCCGATATGCTCCTGCCGGCGGAGCTTTTCACGCCCGACCTTCAACCAGGCTTCCTGTCGAAGCGCTTCATCGCGCGACGTACTGGAATTGGCCGGCGATGCCGAGGGCGCATCCCTGCGCGCCGCCGCCACTTTCTCCGAGCTGGCGAACTCGCCGCGGTAATGGTCGTAGTGCGCCAGCGAAAACCGCATAATGCGGTCTCGGCCATCGCGCTCGACGGGCAACGAGTGCTCCTCGACGAGCCGTCGGACCAGCTTTGTCACGGCTTGCTTGGTGACGCCGTCACGCGCGGCCACGTCGGCCGGCGTCGCCATCACGATCTCTTCAGACGGCATCCAGACAACCTCGCTTACGCCGCTGACAACCCTGACAACCCAACTTTTGCAACTAACCGTCTGGCCGAGACCCGGGGTCGCCCCGGCCCGTTCGGGGGATGGACGGTTATACGGTCCCTAGAAGGGGGTGGGTCACCGAGGGAGAAGGTGCGAGACTTCGTGAAGGTACCGAGGGAGGAGATGGCCCTCCATCACGTCGCTCATCACCTGGAGATAGACATCGGGGTTGTTGATCACGGCGTGAGCGGGGTTCGGGCCGTAGAGTTCGTGGATCGGCAGCCTCGCCTTCCCCGCCCGCATGTATACGCCCTCGTGGCCGCTGCCCATCGCCGCGATGAAGGCCGAGCGATAAGACCCTCGCATACGAACGGTGACGCCCCTGGCGGTCTGACGCGCACCGATCTTGGCCAGTGGTATCCAGTTGGATCTTAGGACCACGTCGGATGCATCACGTCGCGGATTGGACACGATCTTGGCCAGCCCACGCACGATGGATTGCGGTAGCTGGACATGCTCGGAGCTGCGCTTGACGATGCGCGTGCGCGCCATTTGTGTGATGCGGCGTAGGGCACGGCTTGCGGCCTTGACCTTGATCTCTTCCGGCAACCGGGCAATGCCGCTTGCCAGATGGGCGAAGTCGGATGCGTCGGCGTGAAGCTCGATTGCCATCCGATCTTCCCAACAAAAAACCCGCCTCGGTTGGCCGGGCGGGCTTTGATCTGATTTACCGTGTTCAGGTGTAGGTCAAGTTTCCGCCGCGCGTCAACGTGCGGAGCCAGTTTTTTTCCAGGGGTACTCCGCCGCCCCTTCGATCACGTTCACGCCCGGCCGGTCGCTGTCCAGCCAAGGCGTCATCGACCTGTCCGAGAAGACCAACCGGTGACCGGTCAGCTGGGTGGCGATCTCCTGCTCCAGCCGGCGCAGAGCGGCCACCCATATCTGGTAGTCGAGCCTGCCAAGGATGTCGCCGGCAGGGTCGGCCGACAGTTCATGCTTGCGATAGGCGCCGCTCATCGGCCGTCCAGAGCGGGCATTGTAACCGTCGACCTCGAGATCATAGGTCTTGCCGTCCTCATGGCGTATCCGCTGCAGGACGAACCATGCCGGCCTGCCGCCCCGTTCCACCATCCTGACCTTCGAGGGCTCCGCCTGATAATCCGGCTCGCGGCCGAGAATGGCGGTGCCGACGACCAGGCTGACGATGCCTTCCGCGCGCAGATATGGTGGCCTCGCTTTGTAGCGCTCGACGGCACGATCGACCGCCGCCTGCGCCAGGCCTTCGGTGTCGGGCCAATCCGCCAAGGCGTTCCAGCCCTGAGGGACGACGACATCGCACTGCGCCAGCCCAGCCACGGCGCGGCCGACCAGCACCGCATCGTCATGCGGCTCGCCCTGCTCGATCCAATAATTGTCGTAATCCCTGGCACCGCGATCGATCAGCGCGCCGAGTTCGCCAAAACTCAGGATCTTGCCCCATGACGAAGCCTGCAGCGTCCGCCAGGCCGAGTTCGGATTTTCCAGCCCGTCCACGCCGCCGCCCTTCGGCAGTTCGTGGACGAATGCCCAGGTCAACAGCTCTTCAATCGTTACCGTTTTCATCCTTGTCCCTGCGATAGTTTTCGATGGTTGCGAGAGTCTAAGCGACAGTCTGAAAGTGAGCTTTGTTAAGGCATTCCCGTGGGTTGGGTGGACGGCGCGGGAGTAGCGACAGTTCTTGCCGGGCGAATGCCAGATGTCTCCCCGGCCCCTGCCCCGTCGTCCCCGTCAACGCATCCGAAAACTGGTGCGAACTCCCTCAAGTCTTTGATTTCATTTCCATATCTGCTCTTTCCAGCCTGTCGCGGACTGTCGCCAAGTGTCGCGACTGTCGCGCCAGTCAGCGGCTTGGCCAGCGCCCAAAGCGGGGTTGCGGGGCTCATCGGAACTGGCTTTCCAGGTCCGGGGTCTGTCGCGTCGCCGGCACATCGACCAGCCGCAGGCCGCGATAGACGACGATGCGCCCATCCACCCGGTCGTATTTCTTCTTCATGATCAGCCCGAAGGCGGTCAGCGAAATCGGCCTGCCGCCTTCATCGACGGTGAAGTCGACATAGGCCTGGTAGAATTGCTTTGCGGTCAGCTCGCCGGCGGGATCGCCAACGACACAGCGCGCACAGAAGGCCGAGGTGCGGTCCATCTCGTCGCGGTATTCCTGCGTCTTCAACCGCACCGCATCGGGAATGACCAGGCCTTCGCGCAGGAAGATCATCACCCCCTCGACGAGCCAGTTGAGGATGCCCGGATATTCGGGCACGAACTCCGCGATCACCGCCTCGAACTCGCGCTGGTCGGCCTCGGCGATGATCTTCGACCAATGGATGACGGCCATGCGGCGCCAGATGCCGTTGTCGGTGCCGGTGATCTTCGGATAGCCGTTGCCCGACATGTGGCCTGTGAACACCGGCTTGAAATCGAAGTAGCCCTCGAACAGATCGCGCACGGTAAAGTGCTCGCCGCCGGTCAGATCCTTGACGAGGTTCTCGCGAAGATCCTCGCCCTCGGGCAGTTCCTTGACGCGCAGGAAGCGGCGGCCATAAAGCCTGGCCATGTCGGGGTTGGCGGCACCCCCGGCCTTGCCTTCGCCGATAAAGGATTCCGAGGGCAGCGTCACCGCCGCCTCGCCCAGCAGGCGGCAAAGCGTCTCCATGTAGACCGACTTGCCGTTCGCCCCCTTGCCATAGTGGAAGAACAACTTCTGCACGGTGATGCCAACGAGGCCTAGCCCCGAGGCGATTTGGACCATGCGCCGGACATCGTCGATCGGCAGCTTGTCGCGCAGGAACTCGTCCCATTTCGGACATTTCGCCGTCGGGTCATACTCGACGGGCACACGCTGGGTAATCATGTCCTGCCGTCGATGGCCGTCGACGATCTTGAGTTCGGCGTCGGCCACCTGCAGGAACTCGGGCAGGTCTTCGCGGCAATCGTCGGGATCGTCGAAGGCGGGATTGCGGATCTGCCTCGTCGTGCGGCGAAAGCACAGCGTGTGCGAAGCAAGTGCAACCTTCAGCGGGTCGGCGTTGAACTCGTCGGGGCCGCGCTGGATATGCGGCGCGGCGCAGGCAAGCATCGCTTCCAGCCGCCCCTTGTTTTTCGAGGACACCGCATGCGTCATGCGGCGGCTGACGCGTCTGGCGACATTGGCGTGCGAGGCTTCGGCGACCTTCGCCAGCTTCCTTTGTGCAGGGGTCCGCTCCTCTTCAGGCACTTTAAGCGCTTCAGTTCCGCGTTCGATGGCCAGCCTTTCGGCCGGCGTCGGCTCGATATAGTCGACTTCCAGCGCGATCCGCCCGCCGACATTCTGGGCGATGGCCAGCGCGCGCGTCTCTCCGGTCTCGATGTCCCAATGCGTGCCGGTCCACACCGCGAAGGCGGCCCTCCGCGCCTTCGATTGCGCCCGCACAAGCAGATCCACGCCGAAATGCGCCAGCAGGCGTTCGGCATTGTCGGTGTCGGAATGGTCGAGCGACGCACAGGC